CAGTTCGGACAAGGAATGTTACAAAGTTTGCTCCAGCCTTATTTGAGAAATATTTATCCATGCACTATTGAACCAGTTAGAAGCAATATGCAAAAGGAAAGAAGAATCATTAATGCTCTTGAACCTGTTTTAAATCAACATAGATTAATAATTAATAGATCTGTCGTAGAAAAAGATTCACAACCTAGAGAAGATGATCCCATCGAAACAGCCTTGGCATATCAGCTGTTTCACCAGATGACACACTTAACTGTCGATAAGAATTGTTTACAACATGATGACAGATTAGACGCATTAGCTGGTGCTATTGAATACTGGAATGAGTCTCTTGCTATAGATGAAAATAGAGCTATTAAAGAACGTGAAGCAGAACTCTGGGATCTTGAATTGGCTGCGCACAAGGGAGATATTGAAGGGGCTCTCGACGCAAAAGTACTTGGGATTCCTCTTGCGTCGCTCTCGCAAAGTCGAGGAAAAGAAATCTGGATGCCTGATAGAGAAAAAGTCGGACGTTAAAATTAAAAGGCCAAGAGCTTTTGTAATTCGTATCCCTGGTGCTTTTATGGGGATGTCGTCTCAATATTGTGGAGGATTTCAAACTGTGGTTATGGCCTCTAACATGGATAGAGCATGGGAAGTTGCTGCTGATACAGATGAATGGGAATTGCTAGACTTCGAAGTAGAAACTGTCATGGTATTTCCTAAAGACCCTAAATAGTTATGAATGATGATGATGAGATGCTTTGGCCTCCGATAGATGAAATGCTCATCCGTCGTTTAAAAGAAATTTATCCTGATAAATGTCCTTCTATTGATACTCCTGATAGAGAGATATGGAGATACTTAGGTCAAGTTGAATTGGTAAGAATGATCGAATCCGTCTACACTGAACAAAATAAGCTTAACGAGGATTGATTATGTGTGGTGGAGGCGGAGGCGGAGGTAACAATGCAGAGAGCATTGCTTTGCAAAGAGAGTCGCTTGCTTTATCTAGGAAGCAGTTTGAAGAAAGTAAGAAACAATGGGGTGCATCTTTTGATTGGCAGAAGAAAAGAGCTGAAGAACAAAAGAAAATTGCTCAAGCTAGAGCTGGTAAAGGACCAGTTAATACAGCAGACTATGCAGCTTCAGCCTTAGGAGATAGAAATGATCTAGGCTTTGGTAAGCATAAATATAAAAAAGACGTTCAAGGTTCAGGCCTTTCAATTACTTAAACAATGGAACTCAACATCACAACTAATATTGATTCAATTGAAGGCAAGCGTCCTGAGAAGAGAGAAGGTACTGTCGCTGCTCGATATGAACAATTAAAAAGTAATCGTAGTCCTTTTGAAGATCGAGCTAGAGATTCAGCAAAAGTAACAATTCCTTCTTTGTTCCCAGATTCGGTACAAGGAGATCAAGGAAGATTAAAAACACCCTATCAATCAGTAGGTGCTAGAGGTCTTTTGCATTTATCAAACAAACTTGGTTTAAGTTTGTTCCCTCCTAATACACCTTTCTTTAAATTAGAAATTGATAGTCTTGCTTTACAAGTAGAAGAATCTGGACCAGAAATTAAGACTGCTCTTGATAGTGCATTGGTGAAAGTTGAGCAAGCAGTTATGACAATGCTCGAAACAATGTCAGCAAGAGCTTCTATGCACGAAGCTTTTAAACAGTTACTTGTTTCTGGAAATGTACTTTTATATATAAACCCAGAAGGGATAAGGGTTATTCATCTTTATAACTATTGTGTTCAACGTGATCCTATGGGGAAGATCACTGAGATTATTGTCGAAGAAGAAGTTTATCCTGATGCTTTACCTGATGCTTTCTTACAAGCAACATTAGAAGATGATAAGACAACTGGGCCTGTTAAGAAGACTGTAAAAGTTTATACCTGCGTTAAATTTGAAGATGGTATTTGTACTTGGTATCAAGAAGCAAAAGGAAAAGAAATTCCAAATACATACGGTATGTGTCCAGAAGGATGTAGTCCTTGGATTTGTCTAAGATTTAATCGTATTGAAGATGAAGAATATGGTCGATCTTATGTAGAACAGTATTACGGAGATTTACTTTCACTTGAATCTTTATATCAAAGTGTTCTTGAAGGTAGTGCAGCCGCCGCAAAGATTCTCTTTTTAGTTAATCCAAATGGAACTACTAGGCCTAGAACTATTGCAAATGCTGCAAACGGAGCAATAATTCAAGGAAATGCAGCTGATGTTAGTGTTATTCAAAGTCAGAAGTCTCAGGATCTAGGAATAGCTCAACAAACTATTGATCGTATTGAAGGAAGATTACAGTTCGCTTTCTTGCTTAATACTGCAATTCAAAGACCAGGCGAAAGAGTCACAGCGGAAGAAATCAGATTTATGGCACAGGAGCTAGAAGCATCCATCGGAGGATTGTATTCAATACTGACGCAAGAACTACAGCTGCCACTAGTGCATAGACTTATCTACATCTTGCAAAGACAACAGAAATTGCCTAATTTTCCTGTTAGTCAAGCAACAGGAGATCCATTAGTTAATCCTAAACCAGTTACAGGTTTAGAAGCTATTGGTAGAGGCGATGATCGCAACAAATTAGTTGAGTTTATCGCTACTGCACAACAAGCTCTTGGCCCTGAAGTCATGGCCCAATACTTAAACATGGGCGAGGCTCTCAGGCGTTTAGCTGCTAGTGGTTCTATTGATACCACTAACCTGGTTAAGACACCAGAACAGTTACAGCAAGAAGCTCAAGCTGCTCAACAACAAATGGAGCAGCAACAGCAACAAGAGCAAATGGCTGCTTTAATGCAGTCAGGAGCTGCTGCAAAAGTAGCTGACAATTACACTAAAGAAGGAGCACCTTATGGCCCCCAATTCACAGAAGGAGGAACAATCCCTAACTCCCTCCCAGACATCCAAGACCCAGGAACCCCAAGCGGTCCAACAGGGAACCAAAGCCAAGGCCAAGTCCAAGGCTAAAGTTGAACCTGGTGTAACTCAGGACAACGATCAACATTACACAATTCGCTAGTACCCACCATGCCAGAAGCACTCACTATTAAAGACGCTCCTACTACAGCAGAAGCACCAGAACAATCAACCGAAACGACAGAAGACTCTGGGCTGCTTGCTGGTAAGTACAAATCGCAAGAGGAGTTGGAGAAAGGTTATCTCGAACTTCAGAAAAAATTAGGAACAGAAGAATCTGGAATCAGTGAATCAGAGCCAGAACAAGAAGAAGGTGAGGAATCTCCTCAGGCTTCTAGTGCTACAGAAATTTATGGCGAGTTTATAGGTAGCAAATTTGAAGAGGCTGGTATTGATTATGAAGGAATGAATACTAGATGGCAGGAAAGTGGATCATTGACTGATGACGACTATAAGGAATTAGGAGATGCAGGATTTAGTAGAGATATGGTTGATGCTTATCTTCAAGGAGTTCAATTTAATGCACAGAGAGATACTGAATTACAACAAGGACAAGTTAATGAAATTTATAACATGTATGGAGGACAGAAAGCTTATGGAGAAATGTTGAATTGGGCTTCAGGTGTTTTATCTGATGCTGAAAAAACGGCTTTTGATACAGCAATCAAGAACCCAAATTATGAGATTGTTAAGCTTGCAGTTGCTGGATTACATAGTCGTTATATGAGTGAAGGGAATAAAGAACCTAAGCTTGTTAGTGGTAGAGCACCAAAGAGATCTGCGGCTAAATTTGAGTCTATGGCTCAGGTCGTTGCAGCAATGAATGACCCACTTTATAAAACAGATCCTGCGTATAGAAAGAAAGTTGAGGATAAACTTTCTAGGTCAAATGTCGTTTAAGAGTTATTATTTAGATACCTAGACCCATTCAAGAAGCATTGGCCCCTTGCGAGGGATACCCAGGGTGGAAGGGATAGAGGTCAGGAACCTTCTTTCTTTTCTAGGTATTCCCTATGTCGAACATGACCGTATCCAGGCTGGGCCTGGTTAACAATACGGGTAGTTCTTATGACGCTTTATTCTTAAAGGTCTTCTCTGGAGAGGTATTATCTGCCTTCCGTAAAGCTACCGTATTTGAATCTCTGCACAATGTGCGGACAATCTCCTCAGGAAAATCAGCCCAATTTCCAATAATTGGACTCAGCTCAACTTCCTATCACACTCCAGGAACACAGCTAACAGGTGCTGCTATCAAGCATGCTGAAGCTACCATCAATATTGATGACAAGCTTGTTTCTCAAGTTTTTCTAGCAGATATTGATGAAGCCAAGAATCATTACGATGTTAGATCTCAGTATTCAACTGAGATGGGCAATGCTCTGGCCTATAAATTTGACCAGAACGTAGCTGCAACTGTTGCACAAGCTGCAAGAACTGCAACTAACTTCAACACTGATCTTCCTGGTGGTACTCGCATCAAGATCGTTGCTGC